ACGACAGCCTGCAGTGGAGTCTTCCCAACGGTTCAGCAGCTCCACGGCAACCAAAGTATAACTGCCGTAGCAGCGGCTTGCACTGCGGGCACTCCTATTGTCTTCGCGCATACGTTCTCAGCAGTACCGGATATTATTATGAGTACTTCGGCAGTTGTAGGAGATTCAGGAGCACCTGTTCCAGGGTCGGTAACGACAACGGGATTCACTCCAGAGCTGTGTAGTATCGCAAGTAATACTGCGGCTACAGTCTATTGGAACGCAGTGAATTAGATGAGAAAGATAGCAGCAGCCGTCTTAGCTCTAGCCCTTGGATTAGCGCCGGTGGTAGCAGATTCAGCTCCGGCAGTAACCGGAATTAACCTTGCTCCAAACTTCCTTGCTATCGGTAACCAGCCTACGTTTGGGTTCAACTCAGCTTCATATGCAAATGCTCCATTCATGTATGAGTTGAATCCTGTACTACCGATAGCAGGAGCTACCGTAGGGTTTCCTATCACCGGATTTTCTATGGTATGTCTTCCATACAGTAATGCTAACCTTGATATAGTAACGGGTCTAACGAACTATCCTTATACCTTAGATATCTCTGGAGGTATAGGTGGAGGTATTGTTACGATAGAAGAGTTCGAACCAAACTACGGGACTGCTAACCCCCCTGTTGTTATTGCAACTCTATCCTTCCCAAGTTCTCCTCACAATGGACCGTACATAAACTACGCTTCCGTTGCTCTCGGATCTCCGTATGTCACTACCCCCGGTTCAACTATCACAGCATGGGTTACATCTATCACTGCGGGTCCACCACAATCTTATACAGGTTGTGTAGTTACGGCGACGATATGAAAAAGCTCCTTTTCGCTGCTGCTCTAACTCTTCTACCCTCCCTGGTGGGTGCTCAGTCTATAGGACCCTATCAGACTCCAACAGGAGGCTGGACGGTCCCGACTTCGACAGTTACAGGGAACTTGACTGACTCAGCCCTTACTTCCGGTAACTGCGTTCAAGCATCAACTGGAGGACTTTTAACTTCAGCAAGTTCAGCATGTGGATCTGGCGGCGGAGGAGGAAGTGCATACTTTTCCTACGGAGGTACTATTACTTCCCCATTTATTATCGAAGTTTACTATATTTCTAATGTTACTGCATCAACTCAAACAGTAGCTCAAACCTTTACTCCGGCTTTTACAGCTAATCCACTTTGTCAGGTATCTACACTTTCGGGTATATTTACAACTCCCTCTTTTATATTTACTAATATAAGTACCACGACTTATCAAGTATACAATTCTAATCCAACATATACTCTATCCGCAGAGGTGGAGTGCATAGGACCGGGGAGTTAATATGAAGAAACTTGTAGCGTCTCTCCTAGCTTTCATACTGGCTCTTTCTCCTGTTGTCTCGCCAGCAGCTACCCTTGATTTCCAAGGGACGAGTTACATATTTGATAACAGTCTTTCTAACTCGACACTCACACCTGGAGACTGTGTTCAAGCCGGGGTAGCGGGACTCTTCACAACTACGGCAGCAGCTTGCGGCACTGGCTCAGGTACGGTCACTGCCGTTACAGGCTCTGGTAACGTACTCTCCTCGGGCGGTACTACTCCAAATATCACCCTTGTTAACGCTCCTACGTTCTCCGGTACGCTCACTGCTGGAGGACTCGTAACAGCGGGAGCTATCCAGGGGCTGTCTCTGACAGGTACAGGGCTTACCTCTGGGGACTGTGTCCAAGCCGGAGTTAGTGGGCTCCTCACTACGACTGCTGGACCTTGCGCGTCAGGGGGAGTAACTGCCGTTACTGCTTCAGGGAACTTGGCCTCATCGGGGGGTACTACCCCGAACATCTCAATATCGAACTCTCCTACCTTCAGCGGTACGATCACCGGCGCTAACGTCGCCGATACCGCTCTCTCTTCAGGAAACTGCGTCCAGGCTACTACGGGCGGTCTGTTGATGACTATTGTTGGAGCCTGCGGTGTTGGTTCAGGCACTGTTACAGCAGTGACTGCTTCAGGTCCGATTGTGAGTTCTGGGGGTACTGCACCAAATATTTCTTGTGCAACCTGTCTGACAACCTCTACAGGCGTACAATCAGTCACCGGCGGGACCAACATCTCCATAACAGGCACAAGTACTGCTCCGATTGTAAATACGGTCGCTGCTCCTACCTTTGCCGGGGCACTTACAGCGGGTAGTGTAACGACGGCAGGAGCAGTGAACGCTGGAAGTGTCTCTGCCTCTGGAGCAGTTTCAGGTGCAACGGTACTAGCTACGGGTTTAACTTCAGGAAATTGTGTACAGGCATCTACTGGAGGTCTTCTGACTACCACTGGAGCAGCTTGTGCAGCAGGAGGGGGAGTAACTTCAGTTACTTCAGCCAACGCCCTTCTTGTGGCAGCTCCTACGACTGGAGCAGTCGTTCTTACCCCTAATGAGACCCCTATATTCACGGGCTTAATGACTTCAGACGTTGCCACTGAAGTACGTAATTCAGGGGGAGGCTATGCTATATCAGCGGGGCCGGGGGGCGCGGGTAATGTTGTTGTTTGTGGAACTATATGTAACCAGCAGCAGGCATATTTTTGGACTACCTCCGCAGGATCTGGAATTGGAGCCTTCATAGGTGGTGATAACACAACAACCGTTCAGGGCGTTGTAGGTACCTACTTTCAATTTGGGTTAAATAATAATGGTACTCCTACTATAAGCACCACTATAGACCCTACAACGGGCAATATTGGTACAACAGGATCTGTAGCATCCGGCACTTTAACTTCAGGTCGCTGTCTTCAAGCAGGCACAAACGGAGTTATTCAGAACGCGGCAGCAGCTTGTGGTACGGGAACTGTTACGGCAGTCACTGGATCTGGTGTAATCGTTAGCTCTGGAGGAACTACTCCGAATATCACTTGCCCTACTTGCGGAACGGGGAGCGGCACGGTAACGTCAGTAACAGGCACGGCTAACCAGATTACATCGACTAATCCTACGACTACTCCGGTACTTTCCATACCATCTACCTTCATAGCACCCGGTTCCATTGCATCAACTACTAGCATAACCGATGGGGGAATAGCAACAGGTAACTGTCTTCAAACAGGCACGGCTGGTATATTGACAGGTACGGGCTCCGCTTGTTTAAGCTCTGCTTCACCTACTTTTTCTGGGACCTCAACCTTTAATGGTCCGATAAATCAAAACAATTTTTGCTTTAATCAATCAGGTACTAGCGGTACAACAAGTCTCTGCCCAGGTTACTTAACTATCACCAATTCGGGTGGAATTGGAACTGGAATAAATATGGTCGATGCCAATATCACTGCCTCGAGTGGTAGTGATGGTGGAGGGGTAGTACAAGGCACTGTTGCTTTGGCGGATGGAGGACTAGTTTCCGGTTCCTGTGTGGGTGCTCAAACTCTATCTCTTGCTTATCCCCAACTAGTAGATAATACATTCTGCGTTAAGTCCATTACTGCCGGGACAGGAATATCAATCACGGGTACAGCTTCAGTACCGATTATATCGGCTACTAGCCCTGTTACGGCTACTGCTCCTACGGTACAGCGGTTTACTTCAGGAACGGGTACGTACACGACTCCAGCAGGTGTGAAGTGGATTAAACTCTACACCGTTGGAGGAGGCGGCGGCGGTGGAGGATCAGGCACGACTCCTGGCACAGGCGGTACTGGAGGAACTACTACCTTTGGAACAGCTCTTATAACTGACACAGGTGGGGTAGGAGGCAACAACACTGGGACGCAACCTGCTGGAGGTACTGCAACGGTAGCTGCTGGACCCCTTATAGAGGTAGCAGTAAGTGGAGGCCAGGGGGGCATGTCACCTACAGGAGCTGGAGGTATGGGCGGAAATTCCTGTGTAGGGGGAGCTGGTACTACGTCGGGTAACGGGTCATCCGTTGCGGGAGGATCTGCGGCTACTAACTCAGGCAGTGGTGGCGGCGGAACAACCGGAGGTAGTTCAAGCAGCAATGGCGGAGCAGCAGGAGGCTGTGCTCAAGTAATTATAGACGCTCCCCTAGCCACCTATGCCTATGCAGTAGGTGCAGCGGGCACTGCAGGTACTGCGGGAACAGGCGGACAAACGGGAGGAGCAGGAGGCTCCGGTAACATCTCCGTTGAAGAGCACTACAATTACTGATATGGTGTAGTCATGCCAAATAAGCATAGTGTTCAGCACCAACCGGACGCGCTCAATATGCGTCCGGTTCCTCATTTAGACGACGCTACTTGGACGGCAGTCGGCATCTCTGCTATGCAGTTGATCGACTTGAACCTCGGTAACAGGTGGGCTCTAGACGTATCCCTCGACTATGGTAACTCCCTCTATGAGATGCAGGGAGAAAGGGCGAACCCGCCATGGGAGAACTGTGCAAATATCACTGTACCTGTAGTCTTCATCGCCGTTGGGGAAATGACCTCACGACTTTCTGGTTCTGCCCTTGTGCCAAGGCCATACACGGTAGCGGGAAAAGATTCTATTTCTACACAGTATGCTCATATAGTTGAGCAGTTCTATAACTCAGAGTATGAAAACAACGATTGGTATGAGGCATATGATACTTGTATTCAACTCGCCGCTAGAGATGGCACTGCTATACTCGAATGCTTATGGGAAAAGAAAGTCTCAGAAACGGTGCAGCTTGTCGATGGGCCGGTACTTGATGAAACCGGGAATCCGAAAGTTGATCAATTTGGACAAGCCATAATCAAGAAGCAAAAGCAAAGAGTAAATAAGGTAGAATGGGATGCTGTCAGATACAACCCGGTTGAGTTGCGCGATTTTATTCTTTTCCCTAATTATGCTCCTAGTATTGAAGTGGCAGACGGAGTTGCGCGTAAAAGATACATGTCAGAAAGGGATATGTATTCGATGGTCGAGTCCGGGGTATTTTCCGCTGAAATGGTAGAGCGTATCATGGCATGCACAGCAGCAGGACAAGATGAAAGGCCATGGGATAGGCAGGGAAATGCTACTTATACTATTGGCGGGAAGCTTACCATTGGTGATTATGCTATTCCTATGCCTGACGGTATGCATGTAGCACGAGGACCCGTCGAGATGTGGCAGATCTTAACCAGGCAGTTTGATATGGATGGAGATGGAGTCTGTGAGGAAAATTATATTTGGGTCCATGACATGTCTCGCCTTATGGCCGGTTTCGCCCCTTTCGAGTATGAGGGAGGAAGACCTTATTTCCCTATCTCTGTTATGCCACGTCCCAACAGGTTTTATGGGTTCTCCGTCCCTGATGTGGTGGGACCTGTACAGGAGGAAGCTTCTGCACAAAGAAATGCGAGACTGGATTGGTTAGATATCGCAAGTAACCCTACCTTTTACACGACTCCAGGCTACAAGGATCTCGGAGAGAATGAGTCTCATCGGTTGGGGCCTGGTGCTCGTATGCGCGTTGAGACACCGACTGATGTAGGGTTCATTCAGCTTGGAGACCCTCCACAGGCTCTCTTTACGGAGGAGCAGGCTCTTGTTGCGCTTGCAGACCGGAGCATCGGTGCTCCCGCTGCTCCTGCCATGCCTCCTGCTGGAGCAGGCGGAGGTGGTAAGCAGACGGCGAAGGCAGCCTCCCAACAACAGGCCCTTCAGGGCATGCAGACGAACCGGATGATTACAAAGATTCGTAAGTGGATGCAGAAGGTTTTTAAGTATACCCATCTGCTTTATGTAAAGTACGGCAAAGACCAAATGAATATGTTACAATCCTCCAGTGAGGGCAATACTGAGGTACAAGTCCCCCGTGAGATCCTAGCTCTTAACTATAATCTCGGTATCGCGGGATCTGGAGGGCCTCTTGATAAAGAGAACAGTCGGCAGGATGCCATGGCTCTTTATCAGCTTCTCACACCCAGTCCTCTCGTGCAGGGAAATATGGGTAATCTGTATAACGTAACGAGAAACGTGATTGAGAAGTTCGACTACCCGGAGATCACACAGTTTATCGGTACTCTCGACGACGCGAAACAACAACAACAGATGCGGCAGATCGCACAAGAGAAGCAACAGAAAGAACAGATGGCTTCGCATATCATCGAACACTCCAAGGTAGGACGAGTAGCACAGCCCGGACAGGGTGGAGCACAAGTAGCAGCGGGACTCTTAGGAGCCGGACAACAAGCACAAGGTGAAGAAGATGGAAATAAAGATGAATCCGATGATCAATAGAGAGAGTAGTGCAAAAACAGCAAAGGAAATTGAAATTGAAGAGGATATAACAGCTCTTCTCGAATCACAGATATGGGATTGGGCTATAAAGACTCTTTTCAAAGAGAATCTTAGAAACGCTAAAGACTCACTCTTAAATAATACAGGACTACCCACAGAGACCAGAGTAGGGTATATCATGTACCGGCAGAAGGTTATGGACTCTTTCAAGGCACTATATCGTAAACATGGAGTAGAAATCCCAGAATGGTTGGAGGACTAGACAATGGCTGATGATGACGACGAGATCACCCTTGATGATATGTTCGACCCTGAACCTGTTGAAAAAGTAGAAAAGAAGGAAGAAGTCGATGATATCGACGGCTTCAAGTTTGATAAGGCAGCCTACGAGAAGCAACGCGAGGAGATGGAGGACCTAAAAAAGGAACTCCAAGGGCTAAAGAGCCGTCCTGTCCCTGGCCCTGCGCTGCCTGCTGCCCCTTCTGGTGGCAAATCTTTTGAACAAGAAGTTGAAGAAGAGATGCTGAGAACGGGTTCGATAGCGAAGGCTATCTCTTTTGCATCTGAACGAGCGTTCCAAGCAGGCCAAACAGCAGCGAAGGCCCAGACTATACCCGTAGCAGCACAGGCTGCACGGTATGCTATCTCAAAGTTTGTTGATGATACGCCGATGACTCCCTCTGAACGCAAGGAGTTTGATGCTATCTTCTCAACAGCTACCGATGATATCCTCGGTAACATGAGTCATAAGCAGCTAATGGAGGCACTTGAAGGTGCTACAGACATGGCGGCGGGTAAAGTGGCAAGGAAAACCCGTAACACAAGAGGAAATGAGCCCCCGAAGTACTCTACGGGTTATGATTCAGGCACTTCAGGCGCTCAACGCACCCCCGGCAAGAAGCCCAAACTTAGTAAAGACCAACAAGCAGCCATAGAAATGGCGAAAGAAGCCGGATTAGATAAAAAAGACCTAGAAGATATCTTCGGAGGAACTGAGTAATGGCTGAGGAGCGTATAGATGAATACCTTGAAAGACAATGTAGAGACTTAACGGGTATTTTTCGTC